TTGGTGCAATTGGTTCAGACGAGCTAAGAGTAGTGATAGATGAACTCAAAGTAATAGAGCAATTAATACCAATAGAGCCACCATTAGATCCAAAATCACCTGTATCAACTTCAGCAGTTGATGATAGTGATGTATTCGTTTCAGACGTAGATAACTGACCTGAAATAATAGCACCACCAAAATAAGCATCACCATTAGATTTTAGATAGCTAATCGCATTATTCTCTTTTAATTGACTGTAGTTAACCTCTCCACTAGATAATTGTTTAACTCCAAACCATTCTATAAATTGATCACTTGAACCAAAACCACTAGCGGCTGAAACTCTCATATGAGTAGTGCCAACAAACTCAATTTTAGGTGATCGAATGCGAGTGTTGGCTATTAATACATCGCCATTCACAGTACCATCCACTAAAGCATCACCATGAACTCTTAACGTAAAAGATACCCATGAATTCCCATTGTACCTTTTTGTTACAGGCTCTTGCTGTAAGTTATTAGTATTATATATAGTAACTACATCATCTAAAACAGGGGTGTTACTTGGTGTGGCATTGTTCGCTGTTGTATCACTCCACACACCCGTTGATGTTGGTGCGTCATAACGACCAGCGCCACGGTTGCCATCTTCTCCATTATTACCATTCTCGCCATCTGTTCCATCAGTACCATCTGTTCCATCAGTACCATCTGTTCCGTTCGTACCATCTGTGCCATTCGTACCATCTGTGCCGTCTGTGCCGTTCGCACCAACAAATAAAACCCAATTATATTTACTAGGGGTACTGCTATCTGCCTGAGTAAAGTCAACATAAGTTCCAATGTATTTTTTGCCTGTAGGACTTTGACTAAAACCACCGCCACTAGATGTATCTGCGTAAGCAGTATGGAAATAAGAAGTATCACCATTAACACCATTAGTACCTGCAACACCATTAGATCCATCATTACCTACGGTTTTTGACCATACGTATTTGCTTGGGTTGCTACTATCTACTTGAGTGAAATCAACGTAAGTACCAATGTAATCTTTGTTAGTAGGGCTTTGGCTAAAACCCCCACCATTGATGTTATCAGCATATGCTATATGAAAGTACGAGGTATCACCATCCTTACCATCCACTCCATTTGTGCCGTTAACGCCATCAGTACCATCAGTACCATCTAATCCATTAGCGCCAACAAATAAAACCCAATTGTATTTACTAGGACTAGAGCTATCAGGTTGTGTAAAATCAACGTAAGTGCCTATGTATTTCTTACCTGTAGGATTTTGGCTGAAACCACCACCACTTATTGTGTCTGCGTAGGCAGTATGGAAATAAGAGGTACTACCATCATCTCCATTAGTGCCTGCTACCCCGTCAGCACCGTTATTACCTACGGTTTTAGACCATGTGTACTTACTGGCGCTACCACTATCTGCTTGAGTGAAATCAACGTAAGTGCCAGTATATTCTTTGTTGGTGGGGCTTTGACTAAATCCACCACCGTTAATATTGTCAGCATACGCTATATGAAAATAAGATGTCCGACCATCAGCACCATTTACACCATCAGTGCCATTAACACCATCAGTACCATCAGTGCCATTGTATCCATCAGTGCCATCTGAGCCATTAGTGCCATCTGAGCCATTAGCGCCATTGTATCCAGCAACCCTTGACGCATTAGACCAGCTACCATTGACACCATTATCAACTACTCGTTGCCTAAAATAGACATCGCCATTAGCCATAGGGAAATGCCAATCACCAGATCCATCAATACTATACTCAAACTCAGTAAATATAGTGCTACCATCTTGCGCCCTAATATCTTCCTCGGTAATGACTTCATACCCATCGCCCAATACTAATTTTGCTTTTATCCTCAACTCTTTTTTATTATCATCAAGAGATAATAGTGGTTCAAAATCACCATCATCATCAATAATACCCACTCTAAATTTTTCAGAAATAATATCAAATAGTGATGTGTCACCATCATTAAAGCTTGAGTATCCCGTTATTTGACCGTTGACATTAGAAACCATGCCACCACGCGCAATAAGCTTACCGTCCTCATGATCAAATACTTGTCTAATATCAGAAATACTGGCTACATCAGTGCCGTTACTAATTTGTAGGTTTCTAATATACTCAGCAATAGCGCCATCAACCCAAGAATTACCACTAACAGCAACACACTCTACAGCGTCACTCTCATTAGTGATGTTGCCATCAGAGTCAACACAGTAACCCACGCTCGTTCTAGTGTACTCATTTGCAGCAGCAAGAGTGGTTGCATCATCGTCTGCCATTTGTACAAGCATATCTTCTGATCGCTCGGCTGTAGCTTGCTTTTCATTAACAAAAGCGGTATCAAGGTCGTTTATTGCTACAGAATTAACCTGATCGCCCTTAGTTATCTCGACTTTTAAATTAGATTCTCTTTGTGCTGTAGCTTTTTTCTCATCAGCAAATGCAGTAGTTAGCTCACTTATTTCAGCAGCGCTCTCTTCGTACAACGCCAATAACTCTAACGATTGCTCGGCAGTGGATGAGGACTCATCAGCAACAGCACTTAGCTTTTCTTCAGCATAAGCAAGACCTACACTATCCTTTGATCGCTTATTCTCTGTTATAAATAAATTGTATGCGTCAAGTACAGCCTCCATACCTTGAGCGTCTTGTTGTAATTCGATGCCCCTGATAGATCCAACGCTATTAGTGATCTCACCAGCCAAAGCGTCAAGATCGCTTTTAATAACAGTGATAGTATCATCAATCCCACCCTCGCCAGCGTTGTATGCCACCACTACATCAGTGATATTACTTTCAGCACCATCAACCCATGTAGAGGCATAATTAGCTTTTACTAAAGTTTCGTTATCCGAAAGTTGCTCTAAAGTTGCTGATATTTGATAGGTGGTATTGAACGAGTCAATAGTAGCATTAACATCTGATATTGTTTGATAACCAGCAGCATTAACCCACTGTGTTGTAGCATACTGCGCCATTCTACCAGTGCCAGCATCCATATCTATTTCAATAGTGCTTGTTCGTACTATTAGTTCCTCAAGCGCTATGGCGTTCGCTTGGGGTTTACCAACAACAAATGAGTCAATATCTAGTGTTTTATCACCAGCGTTCTCAATTTGTATGCTGGTTATAGTGCCGCTCCAGCCGTCATTAGCTGATAGGATTATGTTCTTTATTTCCCACTGACCAACTAACACACCTACGCCCATAGGTATACGTTGCTGTAATCCGTTCCAGCTAAAAGTTGAATCAATAGCAGCACTACTTCTTGTTCTTGTACTGATAGTTGTATTACTTTCAGAGTCTATTGATAAACCTGTTATTTCAGCAATAGATGTTTGATCGAAAGATATGTAAGCGGCAGAATTCCACGTAACACCCGTCCAGCCATCTTTACCAGTATTAAATTGATATGATACGGCTGGCACTAAAGCCTCTAATGCGCCAGCAATTTCTTCTGTAACTTCAGTGTAAGTAGCTCGCAACTCTATATTGCCAGCATTAACTTGAATCAATGCGTTAGCACTAACTACAGACTGATCAGTTTGCGTAATACGTTCAGCCTGAATTAAAACCTCTGCTGAAACACCATCAATAAGTATTTGAGCTTGACTGAACTTTTGATCGGTGTACTCATATCCGCGAAAAACAATCAACCCTGTATCGGGATCAAAGTAGGCGCTGGCATCAATTAACCTTTCATCGTTAAGTAACCTTTCTTCATAGCCATTAATCCATGCTGAGTAATCTGCTGATAGGTTTGTAACTTCCAACCCTAATGATTGGCGTTCAAATATTTCGTACTGGATTTGCTCACTGGTGAACTGATACGACTCTGATAGGGTTTTACCTGTATCTAAATTTAGTCGTTCAGTCTGAGTAATAAGATCGCTAACTTCCTCGGTAAAGTTATTACGATCCAAGTCAGTTATAACATCATTTAACCCTGTCGAGTCGTTAGTTGTTTTTACGGTAATTTGTGCGTAAGGTGAATTACCAGCAACCCCAACAGTTCGTACCCAAAAATAGTAGTTTGTACTAGGTGACAACCCAATAACAGTTAGCGATGTTGATTTACCCTTGAATGATGCTGAACTAAAATCATTAATATCACTTGAATAAAATTCAAATGTAACACCAAAGTAACTACCTATCAGTGTAGGCATTATTTCTATTTCAAAGTTACCAGCAGTAGAAACTAAAATAGGTGTTTCTGGCTCTGAAACAGAGAACGATAACAAAGATTCCTTGCCCTCATCCTCAATCCCTGTAGCTGTAACAATAGCAGTGTAATCACCAACAATAATATCATCAAGCTTAACTGGTGGCTGGCCAACTTTAGGCCTATCAAGGAACGGTACTCCGTCCTTGAGTACCTCCACCGCATACCAAGCAATATTAGCGCTAGGTAATGGTGTCCATGTTAGCCAAAACGCATTATTCTCATCAGTAATAGCCATGCCTGATACGGCTGATAATGGTGTTGTAGCTGGTGGTGATGCGTAATCCACTGGATCTGGTATGGCATCTGGATCAGGGGTGTAAAAGTTAGGATCATACGCCACTAACTCAAGCTCTACCTCGTTATCATTTTCACTAACTTCACTAATACGCCATAATTGATCTGAACTATCCATTATTGATGATGAGAATGATAGGACATCACCAACCTCTGATAGCCAGTATGAAGCACCTACCACTAATGTCATTTCTCTTGGTTGGCGTGAAATTCTCGCATCGACCATAGCCCAATAATAAGCTTGCTCGGTACTAGTCACATAATCAAGAGCAGACGAATTAAAACTAGGTATACCACCATCTTCTGCAAGCCATTTATTGTACAGTTCAGAATCATCAGCAGGGTAAACAGCCTCTACATCAACCTCAACCAGATCACCAAAACCTGCCTGTGCTGAAGTATCTGGTAATAACTGTTTAACGGAATACGTCAACTGGTTTAATTTATCGGTAAACTCACCTGAGTCAAAATCTGGAACTGCAAGAGTTTCATCTTCATCAATAAACCAATCAACACTTTTTTTAGACTCTACGCGAACATTGAACCTACCATAGTAATCACTAGTGTATAGCCTCACCCCCTCCATCCACACATTCATATTGTCGATTAGTGGTTGACCAGTATCTATGGTTACATCAATTAATATTGAGTTAATTCCGTCATTACCAATAGAATCAGGCAGTTGATCAAAGTAATTGGCAACTTCAATAATGTTATCGTCAGTTAATGGTATGCCTCGATTACCAGCGCCATAATCAGTAGACCGTAAAAAATCAGCATACTGAAGCATCGGGTTTCTTGAAAAAGCAGTTAAACCAGTACGGGGATCATACACCTTTGCACCTTGTACTGGCACTGATAGATCAGGAACAGATTGTAACCAATCGTCACGGTTACGATTAGACACAAACAATAAAGTAAGACCTTTACCGTACATACCGTTAAGACGGCTAATTTCTTTACTATCCATTCTCCTACGCCAGAAACTCAAGTTAGGATCATCTCTAATTGGTATTTTATTTTCTGTTGGCGTTCTCATCGCAACCGCCCATCCACCATTGTAATTGCTGCCAGACATAATGGTGGCGTTAAGCCTTTCATCACCTTTTTTTAGGTTTCTAAGGTCAACTGATTGGCAGTCACCAATTGAAATAGCATAAATAAGAGTAGTGTAATAATGACGATAAGTCGTATGAGTTTTACGATGTCTAAGCATACAGATAGGTGTTAACTTGGTGTTAGCATATCCATAAACTTTAGGTAGTGCTGGCGGTTTATTCTCTTGACTAATTACACCACTAAAACTAGTAGTGTATTTATCTTGTTGATCTTCAGTCATAACAGTGCCGCTATGACGCATAATTTTATCTATAGGCTCACGCTTTTCGTGTGATGAGTTAAGGGCATACCACCCATTATCACCATCAAGATCACCAAGCGATGTATCAATAGTTAATGTAATTGTTCGCTCATCAGTATCACCAGACAAACTATGGCTTAAACCCCAAGCTGTACGGATCGGTATAGCAAAATCGCCAACTATAACACCATCACTTATAATCACACGCTCAATTACAGTGGGTTTATTGATATACCTTTCTGAACTAATAGCTCCAACTATTGACTCATCGGTTACGCCAAAAACAATATCTACTGAGTCCGATCCAGTAGACGCTTTACGGCTAATCCCCGACATTTCTGTTAGGTTATTATCAGGCGTATAACTGTTACCGTTATACGATATTACATGCCCGTAGTCAGTGTAATAAAGCATTACATCTTCACCACTGCCGTAAGCATCCCCTAAATTAATTGTAACTAGGTTGGCATAACTAACGTTATCTTCTTTTAGGGCATCTAAGACAATCTGTGGTGCGTTTATCATTTATAATCTCTCTACAGCGACTAGGGTTATTTCCATATCTTGATTATCGCTTGCCTCCATCGAAACATCAATAGCTCCATTAGACAGCAAGTGCCAAGTAACACCATTCATTACAACTAACGATCCAATACTAACACTTTTTCTTAATGGAAATGTTAGCTTCACAGTCTCAGTACCTATTATTAGTCCTGTATCTTCAGCTACTTCATAAACTTTTGTGTCATTACTAAATTGTATTAAATCGCCAGCATGTAATGACCACTCACCTATATTCCCTGTTAACTCAACAACTTTGCTACCAGCAAAGCCACCGACACCAATTACAACCAAGCCCGATGGTGGCTCAACACCTTGCGCGTAACCGAGTCTAGGGTGCGTAAACAATAAAACATCATCTGTAGCAGCCGATAACTTGGCTTTGATACCGCGACCTACTTTCATATCCATATCAATAGAAACCAACTCAAACTCATACCTGTGCGTACCTGTGTCGTTCCTAGTACGAGTTAAGCTTAGGGAATCAGATTGATAAATAATTCGGTTCTCTGATATTGAGCATTCAGCCCAAGGGAAATTACTAATATCAAGCATAACGTTTACCTCCATTTTTTCTGCCACGATTCGCTGAATCATAGACAGCATTATCAAGTGCCTTTGAGCCTTTCTTTAATGCTCTGGCTGTTGCTCTGGCTATTGCCTCTGGTGAAGCTGCGCCATAAGAGTTTATATTGAATGTATTCTTATTGCTATTAGAAGTCATTCTTGCGGTATCTTCCCTGCCTGTAACAGCTAATGATGAGGGTGTGCCGTTGTAAACCATCGTACCACCAACCAACTCATCCCCATACTCAGCAACGATACCAGCCGATCCCGATGGTATTAAGCCACCTTTATCATAAGCACCTGCAAAAGCAATATTACCAACCGTTGTAGCCATGGCTTGACCTGCTGCATAAGCGGTGGCTGCGGCTGCTGGTGCTAAAGCAGGACCGATCATGGGAATTGCAGAGGTCGCTGCGAAAGCTGCAAGTGAACCCTGCACCGCCATTGCTTGAGCATTTAGCGTGGTTGACGTTGCCCCTGCAAGCCTTAGAGGTAGTAGAGCGAGCCTTTCAGCAGTAGCCGCAGCTACAACTGCGCCAGTTTTGGTTGTCTCCCCTGCAACCGCAACTGCTGTCTCTTTAGCAACTAAGCCATCTTTCTCTATTGATATCTCTTTATCGAGAACCCATGCGATGCCTCGTTGTATTGCCATTTCAGCATAGAAAGCAATCATATTTTTAGCTGAGGCTTTGAATACATCACCTAAAGCATCACCTAAGTTGTCTGACTCAAATATAGCATTACCAACAGCATCACCAAAGCCAGCAGAAAACCTATCTAGTGAATTTGCTACCTGATCATCAAACGAGCCTAAATTCTCTTTAGCTGCTAGTGCGTATTGTTCCCAATACGTGCCGCTAATTTTAATTCGGTCATTAGTGTATTGTTCATCAATGTTTTGTAGCGCTATAACGTTACCCTCAAGTAATGTACGCTCTTGCTGGTACTGCTCAGTAAGAAGTTGTAGTTTTACGTTTGGATCGTATTTGGCTATTTTGTTTAATCTTGCCTCTTCATCAGACTTAGCTCTACTTGCATCAGAAGATGCCTTGTCAATGGCAGCTTGTTTATCAGCAGAAGTTTGAGCCTCTTCTCTGGCTTTTGCTGCGGCTATGGCTTTATCGTAATATGCGGCTGTTAATTTTTTCTGTTCCTCGGTAGCATCCCTAGCGGCAAACCCCTCAAGTTCCGTAGCTCTTTTTAGTGTTAATATTTGCGATTCAGTCTTTCCCATCGCATTAGTTCGATCCACAAATGAAGCTACTAGATCAGTGTTTATTTTTATATTTTTTTTCTCTTGATCTAGCGCAATTTTATCTGCCGCAATTTTATCTTTTTGCTTATCAATCTCATTAAGTAGCGCAAGAGCTTTAACAGCAGAGCCACTAGCCATAGCCTCTTGAGCATTTTTATAAAGATTAGCCTCTTTTCCGCTAAGTCCTAGCAAGTGAAGTTCAACACGTAGCGATTCTAAATATTCATCAGTAGCTTTTTTGGCTCTTTTTTTGGCTTCAACAGCTTTTTTTTCTGCCTCTATTTTTTCTTCAGCATCCTCTTTTTGCTGTTTAGCAATTTTCTCTTCTCGCTTGGCATCCTCTTGAAGTTGAGTTTTTATTGAGTAAAGTATTCTAAGGTCTTGTATGGCTTGTTTACTAGCCCCTGCCATTTCTAGCTTGCGGATTTTTATTGCTTCAGCGCTTTTGCCATACATACCTATCTCAGAAGATAGGCTTTCAATAAGCTTTTTGACAGTTAGGTTAGCCTCGGTGTTTTGATCGTTAGCACCAGCAACAACATCTTCTTGAGCTTTTACTTGGGCGTTCTTTTCGTTATAAGCCTTTGTCAGTAACCTAACAGCTTGCGCCTCTCTCTCTATTTGCTCTTTATCTTTAGGTACTTTAGTTGTAATAACACCAGCACCAGCAATAGGCGATGAGACTATTTTAGATTTTTGATTAGCTGTGGCTTGCGCTGCGGCAATGTTTTTTTTGGCTTTCTTTAGTTCTTTATTTAGATCCTTTAAATAGGTAGTAGCTGCACTTACTCTAATTTGTTGATCTAGCCCCTTTCCTTGTCCTACATCATTTAACTTAACTATACTGGCAGTAAGTGAATTCATTTCTTCTTTGAGTGCTTTAGCTTGCTCGCCAGTACCACCCATAGTTTTCATTAACACACCAAGCGCGGCAGAGCCAACAGCAATACCAGCACCAATTAGCGCACCAGTAGCACCAAAACCACTAGCTAATTGCGAGCCTTGTTGCCCCATGATCAACATAGTTGACTGAGCATTCATCCCTAACATCTGATATTGAACTGAAATATCTTGTAATTGCCAACCGATATTTTGCGCCTGACCTCGCATCCCTCGCATTGACTTAGCTGATTTATCACTAGCCATGACTTGCGCCTGTTGCGCTTGAACTAGTTTTAATATTTCTTTTCTTTGAGTTAAGGTTGCGCCAGCACCTAGACGTTGTAGTGCGTTCATCCTTTCTTGGCGTTCAGCGCTTTGTCCTGTTCTTGCTGTTAAGTGTTTATACTCGCTGGCTAATTGTTCAAAATTAGCTGTAGCTTTTTTAGAGGTGGCAACTTGCCTCTCGGTTATTTTGTTTGCTGCTTTGGTGTTAGCTGCTAGTCGTTGCTGCGCCATTACCAACTCTTCAACTTCAACTTTTTGTGCCTCAGTTGCATTAGCCCCTAGCTTTTGCAATGCCAAGTAAACATCTTGTTGATCATTAGTTAGTGTGAGCATGTGCGCTTGATGCTTTAAAGCACTAGTAACCCTGTTGTAAGCATTAGCATTTTTGTTAGCTTCACGCTCAATTTTCTTGATTTTAACAAGATGAGCCTCTAACTCTTGGCTGGTCATTTTAACAGACTGATCCATATCACCAAAAGCCGACTCGTAAGCGGCAGCAGCCTCTTTAGACGAGTAGGTTATAGATTTAGTTTTACTAACTATATCTTTAGCACCTGTGACAAAACCTTTTGAATCAAGGGTGAACTGCGTGGTTATCTTTCTTAATGTCATTAGTGAAACGCCTCTTTAAATGCGGCTATAGATTGTTTGGTTGACTGCTTAGGCATAGCAAGGGTAGGCTGATCTTTGTTATCGTCAATACTAAAAAAAACCTGCCACATAAGCAACTCATCTTGTGGATAAGCCATGACTTCGTGAACAGGTTTTCTTAATTCCATACATATCCGCTTAATTAGCAGTAGTATAGGTGAGCTTAGGACTTGCTTTTTTTTTCCTTTACTGGCTCTGGCGGCTTGTTAACTTCGTTACAAGCTTTGAATAACTCAATAACAGTGTTAGTAGGCAGCAAACCAATGATAGCATCAATCTTCTGATTATCATCAGTAATAGGTTCGCCATTAGCATCCTCTATATCAATAATGTTGCCATCCTCTGTAACCATACAGCATAAACATTTCATTACCATAAAACGGTCATGAGGTACGTTATCATCATCATCAACATTTTCACTAACCCATTTCTGGATCTTGACACCATCACCAATGGTCATATCACGGATCATGATCTCGCCTAAACCATCAATATTAAAGCTTTTGGCTTTTTGCTCTAACCGTAGTTTTGATAAACTCATTATGCGCCTACAACTGGATCAGTCCATGTGACAGTACCAGATTGCTTGGCTTTAACAGTAGCCATACGCCAATCTTCTGAAGTACCCTCATCAGCTTCAAAGCCAAGTAAAGCTAAGTTAACAACTGCCTCTGTGCCATCATCCCATACCGTTTTCATGTTGATCTGTTCTTGCGCTCTAGCTGCTAGGACTAGTTGGCGCTGATCGGTATCAGTGGCGTAGTATTGAAACTTAATATCTTTGTCTGGTGTGTCAGACATTGCAGCACCGTATTCTTTAACTGTCGATGCCAGTACGGTTTTATCTTTAGATGCACCCACTGTACCAGTAGCACCAATAGATGTAATACCATTAACTACGGTGTATTCACCTGCTGCACCCTCGGCATCAAACTCAAAAGATACTACTGCTCTTGC